GAATCATAAACCATTTTTTAGGGTAAGATTCACACATCGAAAGATTTTTTTTCAACAAGGACAAACCAAAATGATGACCCTCGAACAGATACGAAATGCACTTTCAGACCGAATGCCAGTCAAGGTGGCAGAGGCAACCGGCGTGCACTACAACACTATCCGCAAGGTGCGCGATGACCCGAACGCGAACCCCACGCACAAAGTCTTGCAGGCTCTCTCAGACTATTTGGAAAGCCGCAAGGTGACGCATGGCTGACCTCTCCAACGTCCTCGGCGGCCCATGGGCACCGCCACCAGAAAAGCGACTTGACCCGCCAGAGGTGCAACTGCTTAACGCCATTTTGGAAGCTGGTTTGAATGAACCAGACAAACCGATTGAGCTTGACGGGAAAATGCACCGCTTTAAAAGCGGCAGCAAAGGCACCGCAGGCTATGACAAATCAGGCTGGTACATTGGCTATTCGGATGGAGTTCCTTCTGGAAGATTTGGCTGCTGGCGGCTTGGCTTGGATCAGGTTTGGCGTGCAGACATTGGACGCAAACTCACAGCCAGCGAAGAAATGGCCAACGTCCGGCGCGTTGCAGAAGCACGGGCCGTGCGCGATGCAGTCATGGAACGCCAGCATCAAGTGGCCAGCGAGACGGTGGAAAAGATTTGGACCGGCGCTCAGGCAGCACTGCCAGATCACCCTTACTTGGCCAGAAAAGGCATCAACCCTCACGGCGCACGAATTACTGGAGATGGAAGGCTCATTGTTCCGCTTTATGATCAAGACGGCACGCTTTCCAGCCTGCAATACATTGCCGCGTTGCAAGATGGAAAAAGCGAAAAGAGATACCACACGGGCGCTGAGTCTGGCGGCAAATTTTGGATCGTCGGCACAATGGACGAGCCCGGCACGCTCTACGTGGCCGAAGGCTTTGCAACTGCGGCAACCATCCATGAAACAACAAACCGCCCATGCGTTGTGGCTTACAGCGCATCCAGTTTGGTTCCGGTCACAGGTAGCCTGCGCGAGATGTACGGCGCAATCCAAGACATCGTTATCGTGGCGGACCATGACAAGCACGGCGTTGGCCAAAAATACGCCGACCAAGCAAGTGCCAAATACGGGGCCAGAGTCATCTTGACTCCCATAGAAGGCATGGACGCCAACGACTATGCACAGGCAGGGCACGACCTGGCAGGCTTGCTGATTCAGCAGACCGGATCAGAGGTCATGGACAAGCTCAAGGTGGTTTTTGGTGACCAGCTTGGCAGCGACTACGAAGCCCCAGACGAACTGGTCGAAGGCCTCATGACCATCGGCAGCTCGGTCGTGGTCTACGGGGACAGCAACTCAGGCAAGACATTTTGGGCACTCTCAGTGGCCACAGCCATCGCCACAGGCTCAGACTGCTATGGACTCAGGACAGATCCCGGCCTAGTGGTCTACCTGGCCAGCGAAGCCCCCGGCAGCATTCGATCCAGGATGCAGGCCATCAAGAAATACCACGGCTGCGACTTGGCAAACCTTGCCATGGTGCCAGTCCCCATGAACTTCTACAACGGCGACCAAGATGCCCATGACGTCATCGAGCTGGTCCGGGCCATCGAGCAGATCAAAGGCCAGCGCGTGCGCCTAATTATTGGCGACACCTTGGCCAGAATGAGCGCAGGGGCCAACGAAAACAGCGGCGAGGACATGGGGCCAGTCATGGCCAGATTCGACCAGGTGGCCACGGCCACAGGTGCGGCCCTCATGATCATTCACCACAACGGCAAAGACGCAGCCAAAGGCGCACGCGGCTGGTCAGGCATCCGCGCCCACATTGACACCGAGATTGAGGTGGTGGAGAAAGAAGGCATCCGCTCAGTCACCGTCACCAAACAGCGCGAACTGCCCAGCAAGGGCAACACGATTTATTTCAAGCTGGAAGTCATTGAGATGGGAACAACCAAGTTTGGCAGCTCGGCCACCACTTGTGTGGCTGTTCCAGATGAAGAAGCTGTTGCCACAAATCCTCACAAAAAACCAACTAAGCATGACGAAAACATGCGTACCCTTGAGCGAGCATGGTGGGACAGCAAAGCAGAAATGCGTAATGGTTTACCCTACATCAGCAGGTCAGCTTTGAAAGAATTTTTGGTCAAAAACGGATCCACAGAACGCACAGCCAGGAATAAAACTGAGGCCTCAAGACCAGGCTCTTTGATTTTGGAGATGCTCAATTCAGAGGTTTTGGAAGCTCATGAGCATGGTTGGATCTTCATCAATGACGCCCAAGTCAGTGCCATGATGATGCAAAAGAACGGGGGGAAATCTTGCCCCTAATGCCCCTCACTGCCCCTAGGGGTGAAAGGGGCAAAAGGGGCAAAAGCCCGGAAATATGCCCCTCCCCTCCCCTTCCCCTTATAGGGAAGGGGAAAGGGGCAACCGGGATGCGGCGAAAAAAGGCAAAGTTATCCACAGAAATGTAAACAGGTACTAACATGACAACAGCAAACGAAACCCAGATCGGCGGCGATCACTACAAGGCAAAATCCATTCAGCCTTGGGACTTCATCGCAGCCAATCAGCTTGGCTACTTTGAAGGCAACATCGTGAAATATGTTTCCCGCTGGCGTGACAAGGGCGGCATCAACGATCTCAAAAAAGCCCGGCACTATTTGGACAAGCTGATCGAACTGGAGGACAATCAACCATGACCACAAAAACCCACTTTCACAAAGGAACAGCCATGAAAGCCATCATCGTCATTGCCATCACTTTGGCCGCCACAATCGCACAGGCTCAAACAACCACACGATGCGTCAAGAACTGGGATGGCAGCGTGACTTGCACCACCACCCGCAATGGAGGATTCTGATGGCCAACCCAGCAGACAAGGTTGAGCGTTGGGACATCACCCGCCTCACGCCCTACGCACGCAACAGCCGCACCCACTCCGACGAACAGATCAGCCAGCTCGCAGCCAGCATCAAGGAATGGGGCTGGACTACACCCGTCCTGGTGGATGAGGACGGCAGCATCATTGCTGGCCACGGTCGCACACTGGCCGCACAGCGCCTCAAAATGACCGAGGTGCCAGTGATGGTGGCCAAAGGCTGGAGCGATGCCAAGAAACGCGCCTACGTCATTGCCGACAACAAACTGGCCATGAACGCGGGTTGGGATGATGAGATGCTGGCTTTGGAATTCAGTGAGTTGCAGGGCATGGACTTTGGCCTCGACCTTACTGGCTTCAAGGCTGAAGAGATCCAAGCATTGCAGCCACCAGACTTTCAGCCAGGCACTGAGGATGATCAAGGCAAGCTGGACCAGCTTGATCCAAAATACATTGCTTGCCCACACTGCGGCAAGGAGTTTGATTCCCGTGAAGCCTGAGCTCAAAATCGATTGGGCAAGCCATGATGCTGCCAAATATGCCTGTGAAAACTGGCATTACAGCAAGTGCTTGCCTGTTGGCAAACTGGTAAAAGTCGGTGCTTGGGAAGGTGGAAAATTCATTGGCGTTGTGATTTTTGGCCGTGGTGCAAACAACAACATGCTCAAGCCTTTTGGCTTAGAACAAGATGATGGCTGTGAACTGGTCAGGATTGCCCTGACAAAGCATGTCACACCAGTGAGCAAAATCATGGCCTTTGCCATCAGATTCTTGAAAAAGTCCCAAGTAGGCTTGCAGCTCATCGTCTCTTATGCTGACCCAGAGCAAGGGCATCATGGTGGCATCTATCAAGCATGTAATTGGATTTACACAGGCCCAAGTGACAAGGCTGTCAAAGTTTTCTACAAGGGAAAGTGGTCACACAAAAAGACAGTTGATGATGCTGGTGTAGATCAGACCAATCTGCCAAAAAAAGTTGTGGCAGGAAAACACAGATACTTAATGCCGCTTGACAAGATGATGGATGCTAAGATTCAGCCACTTGCAAAGCCATATCCTAAGCGGGTGAAGCAGGCGATGACTGGCGACCAGCCAGAACAGCGACGGCGCGACACCGATCCACCCGCTCCATTAAACGCAGAAAACCAACCTTTCGCGGAGGTTACAAATGGCAACAAAAACTGAAAAACCACCACTAAAAAAGCGCGGTCCCAATGGCGGGGCTCGTCCAGGTGCTGGAAGGCCAGCATTTGAACCCACTGATGCTGAGCGCAAACAGGTGGAAGCATTCTCAGGTTATGGCCTGCCAATCGAGCAGATTGCAGTCCTGGTGCGTGATGGCATCCACATCGACACCCTCCGTGCCCACTTCGCCACTGAGCTGCAATCAGGCAAGGCCAAAGCCAACGCCCAAGTCGGCAAGACGCTGTTTCAAAAGGTCATGGCAGGCGACACCACAGCAGCCATCTGGTGGAGCAAGACCCAGATGCGATGGGCCGAAACCCAGAAGCATGAACTGACCGGCGCTGACGGAGCTCCCTTGGAGTTCGCCAAGATCGAACGGGTGATCGTCAAGAATGGGTAAGGTCTTGCAACTCCCCACCCCCGAGTGGGCGCTTCCCCTGCTCAACCCCAGCCGCTACAAAGGCGCATGGGGTGGCCGAGGCTCCGGCA